TAACGATCTAAATTATTATACATAAGCTTTGCTTTTATAAGTTGGCTTTCTGCATGAGCATAACTTTCTATTATGGTTTTATATTCAGGGTCAGTTCTAGCTTTGTGTTCAGCTTCTACTATTGTTTTGGTATCTAATTTGTATTTTAAGAACAGCTTACTAAACAAAGCTTTCTTACCCTCTTCCAAAATAATTACTTTCTCTGCCCACTTAGACCACTCGTTACTTGCGTCTGTCATTTTTTGATAAGCTACTCTACTATTTAGGTTCATCATTTCCATTTCATCTCCTGTTGTAAAACATATCTAAAGAAACCGGTTGTTGGGTCAAATTCTATTTTAGAACAACCAATCAATAATATAAAAACAATTATTGATATTACAGCTATAACAAATCTATAAACTGCTTTTGTATATTTACGATGTATAGGATAGCCAAATATAATCATGGATATTGCAACATTTCTTTAGCATCTTTTTTAAGATCAGTTATTTCTTTTGCTAATTTTTTATTATCTGCTTTTACTTCATCTAATTCTTTTCTAAGTTCTCCATTAAGTTTTTGATGACTTTCGCTTACATTAGTTCTAGCTGTAATTTCTGCTTCTTTGGTATCAATAATATTTTTAAGATTTACTACAACACTATTAAGTGTTTCAATTTCTTTATCTTTGGTTTCTATTTGCTTGGTAAGGTCTAAATCGCCACGATCATCTTTTGTCATAAAGACTCCTGTTTAGAGTGTTGGGCAGTAGAGAGAGGAAACCACCCAACACATAACCTAAAAGTATATGTTATGAAAATATTATACTTATTCTGCTTACGCATTAATTTCTCTCTATCATAAATTTTTTAAAAAACATAACGAATCCTTTTTAGCTGATTCACCTTTTAAAATAAATCATTAAATATTCTATTATAAATTGTATCAAATGTTAAATAAGCTAGGTTTTAAGCCATTATTTTAAAGGTTGAATTTCTAGTGCCTTTATGCTTATATCTCTGTATATGTTAAATATAAAAAAAACAAATAACCTAAGAGGAAAAAACACAATGACTAAACTACCAAAGATTAGATTAAGATTATCTAATTCAAGAAGTAAAACAAAACACACATTAGAACAAATGCAGATTTGTTATGATGCTATTGCAAGTCAATCAGGTCTTGAAATATATAGTGTTGAAAAAGATTGTAAGTCTATCAAAGAAAAAGATACAGGCTTATACATAATCCAATGCACAGGTAATTCTTGGGATAGCTATGTTGCTGGAGATTATGAAAGAGCAAATGAGTTATGGTACAATTCAGGAGAACTACCATTTGTAAATAATGCTTTTGATTTGAGAACTGCAATACTTGATAATTATGTTTCTATGTTTGTTGCTATCAGAGATTTTGGTTTTGTCTTAACAAAAAACGATACTGATTACTCTAAATTAGTACAGAACTATGATTACGCAAAATATTTATTAAGTCTTACAAAAGAACAAAGACATAATTTTTGGTCTTTTAAATATAACTTTGATAATGCAGTAAGAGAGGGGAGAGCATAATGAAAGAAGTAGTTTTATCAAACTTCATACAAGACAAATGGATTGATAGGCTTTACTGCACACTACATGGTAAAGTTTATCTAATTCAAAAGGATGGCTCTGAGTATGATGGAGCAATAGGAGAAATTTCAATTCTTGGTAAGTCAGGCAAGACTAGAGTCAGATTTACTGAGGATGGAAGATGGTTTGATCAAGGTGGTATGCCTATTGATAAACCATCATCTGTTGATGCAGAAAAAGAAATCAACAGATTGAAAGCTGAGAATGATCGTCAAAAACGAGAAGCTAAGTTCGAAGCTTATAAAAAAAGTCTAGTCAATAACCTAAAAGGAGACAAATAATGTCTAATAGTAAAGTGTACTCTACTACTGAATATAACTTGTTTAAAAAGTTAAGAGGTAATAGAGCAATCAACGAACTTCATGTTAGAAGACTCGTTGAAGCAATAAAAGAAAAGGATTTACAAATCCCAATTATTGTAGATGAAGATATGAATGTTCTTGATGGACAGCATAGACTTGATGCTTACAAGATTGTGGGAAATCCAATCTTTTATATCGTCAAAAACAAGTTCGATTTACAAGATGTAAGAAATGTAAATTCTGTTGCGAGAAAGTGGACTCTTTCAGAATACTTAATGTCTTACTGCAAACTTGGTAAAAAGGACTATCAACTTTTGGAGTGGTTTCATAGAACTTATGAGTTTGGAATTGCAGAGTGTATTGCGATGTTAAATGGTAAGGGCTATTGTAACACAACACTTACAAAAGAGTTTAAACGAGGAGACTTTGTAATAGATAATTTAGAACAAGGTAAAACTTGGGCTAAACAGATAAATGCTTGTGGCGAGTATTTTCAATATTACAAAAAGGTAACTTTTGTAAAAGCTATGTTAAGTGCTATGAAAGATAAAACTTTTAACTTTAACATCTTTATTAAAAGGTTATCTAACAACTCGTCTAAGCTAAAGAATCAGGGTAGTAGAAACGACTTTATAGTGAATATAGAGAGAATCTACAATCATGGTACTGCTAACAAATCAAAGATAAGGTTGGATTTATATGACTATTCAAGGTAGAAATAAGTCAAAATTGATCTTATCAATTAAGACTAGAAATAAGTCATTTAATTTGTTAGAACAATTAAATAAAGATTTTGGGGTGGTTTTCCACCCCAAGACACCTGTGACAGAGGTTAGTAACTTTATAGGAGAAGCTTATAATGGAAAAAGCATTACCGAAGCTTCAGGCAAAGTACGACAAGGCAATAGTGAGAGAACAAGACTTGTTGAAAAAGCTAAAGAAGTTGAGGTCAAACAAACAAAACTTGGCTTGGAGAATTTACAACATCAAGTACCATCCAGCCATAGTGTAAAGAGAGAGGACAAATAGTTATGAAAAAAATGTACTTAACAACAATACTCCTTTGTACTTTTTTAAATGCCTGTTCGAAATACAGCCCTGTTATAGACTCGGTTGGAAGATCAGGAACATTTGATGAGTCAAGAGCAGAAAGAATTTCTGATGATATTATACTTTGTCAGGAATTAGCAAAAACAAACACAACATTTTTTGGAAATATAAACCATTGGATTCTTAGCCCAAAAGCTGAGACTCAATATAAGCACATGGTTAAGACTTGCTTAAATGGTAGAGGACATAGTTTGTTGAAATAACAATGCCTCAGGTTTCTCCAAAAGTAAAAAAATTAGCTTTCATCTGTGCGAAATGCTTTAGTGAAAAAGAAGATAAATTAGCATGGTTTGTAGGAAGCACCCTTTTCAACGAGTCACTACTCTGTCGGACTTGTTGGCAAGGGCAGTTCAATAGATTGACAGAGAGAGAAAGAAAGGAATGGTCATTTTATGTACCTAAAAAATGAAGATAAGATCGCAGAAATAAGTCATCTAATACCACATAGTTTAAATATGTTTGGTGTTTCAGCAGATCAAAACGAAAAAGTTTTGAAAAAGATTTATGGTCTGCAATTAAGAAAGATGAGACTTATGCGTGGTTATACTCAGACAAGAGTTGCAAAAGCTATCTCAGTAACATTTCAACAGATTCAGAAGTACGAGAAAGGTGTAAATGCTGTAAGTATTATGAATGAGTTAAAGTTAGCTGAGTTTCTTAAATGCGATAGAAACTACTTTGTAAAACCATTAATAGATAATGGACATAAGTTCTTAGATAAAAACATAACATGGAAAGTGAGGGAGCATGACAATCAAGACTAAAGATAAACATGGAAACCAAATTGAGTTCAATCCTAAAGGTAGAGGTGCGAGATATAGTGTAAATGGACTCAAGAAAAAAGGTGTAACTACAATCATTGGCGAAAGATTTGGCAAGGGTGCGCTTATGTATTGGAGTGAGAATTGTGTTTATGAAGCATTACAACAACTTCAAAAATACAACAAGAAACCTATTGATGAGACTCAAAAGCTATTAGATGAACTCAAATATAGGGTAAAGCAAATCAAAGAAAATGCTATGCACATTGGAACGAATATGCACTCTTTGGCTGAAGATTATATTAATGGTAAAGAAGTTGTTACACCAGCTTCAGAGCCACTAAAATTAATGTTCAGTAAGTTCAAAAAGTTTTGGGATAGTAAGAAAATCAAAGTCATTGGTACTGAGAGAACTTATTACTCAAAAGAACTTGATGTCTGTGGCACATTAGATGCTTTAGTTAAGTATAAAGGTAAGACAGGTATCTTAGATTTTAAAACATCTAAGGACTTCTACCCTGATATGCCAATACAAATACACACCTATAAAAAGTTAGTTGAAGATTCAACTGATCACAAGGTGGAGTTCTTAGCAGTTATAAATATTCCAAAAGACCCTGTTAAGGATGTTGAAATGAGGATATTTCAAGTTAAGCCTAAGTACCTAAAAGGCTTCAAAGCTTGTAAATATCTAAATAGCTTAGAAGAAGATTTTAAGCAAAGAAACTTGGAATATAATAAACAGAGGAGCAACTAATGTACCAACAACAACAAAAAACAC